GGCTAATAGTGCTACCACTATGCTGCAAGGCATGATCGCTCTCAAGAGAGGTAATCTGCGTGATGCAGCAGCGAAAGCATCAGACCTTTGGTTAGGATGGAACTTCGGTGTCGCACCTACTATCTCCGATGCCAATTCCGCTATAAACGCGGTTGGTAAAAGGATGGAGGCACGTCATGAGGTTCTTACCCTTTCCGGCTCTGCTAAATTCAAGAGCATAGTCAATGAAGCGAAATACGCCGATACCACCTGTGGAGACATAGGTGCTTGGAATATTTATAAACGCGTCATTTATGAAGGTCGAGTGAGGTACTCAGGTGGTTTCAATGTTACTCCGTCGTCAGCTAATAACTACTCTATAAACGAGCAGTTCGGCTTAGACTTCGGTCACATTGTCCCCGCATTATGGGAGCTTACTCCCTTTTCCTGGGCTGTGGACTATTTCACAAATATGGGTGAGTACTTAGAGGATACTTTTACGTCTCCTGCTGGTACTACACTTTACCTCAATAAGTCCGTTAAAGCTACTGCTACGACTATCTTCCGCTTCGGGTTGACCCCGAATTGGTGGATGACTAACGTCACCAACAATAACACGTTGGATAAGTACGAGATTGGTATCTTCACACGGAGTATTAGCCCATCACTGCCCCACAACCATTTAAGGTTCAGAACCTTAGATGAGATTGGCCGCAATGGTGTTTCAAAAGTCCTCAATTTGGCTAGCGTCCTAATGAAAGGGTGACGTTTTGTCACATGCTAGCTTATATTGTTGTTTTCCTTAACTCAATCGGAGACTTTCTATGTCTTTTAATCCTTCATCTCCTGTCACGGGCGCTGCCCAGACAGGTTTTACAACTCCCACGTATACCCTCGTAGCCGATCAGAACCCTGCGCCGAATGGCAAGCAGTGGGCTGTAACTGCGATAGGTGGCACTCAAGCCAACGTGGATGTCCATTCTGTGAGCAAGCCGTTCACACTCAGTGTGTTTAAGCCCTCACAGTTGAAGACGCTTCCTGCTGCAAATCCGGTCACCGGAGTCATCAAGTCGATCCCTAAGAATACCTACAAGGTTATCACCCGCAAGGGTGCGTTACCCAGTGGTAATCAGTCTCCTCAAACTGTGCTCATAACAACCATCATGGAAATTCCTGCTGGTTGCGATACTTATGAGCCTGAGGAGATTAGGGCGGCTTTGGCTTTACATATTGGCGCCATAAGCGCTCAATCCGCTGGACTGGGTGATACCAGTGTCAGTGGTTTGCTGTAAACCTAATGATTCTTAAACCGGATCCCACGATAGTGGGTCCTTTCATTTGGAGATAATCCTATGAGCAAGCAGAAGCTTATTGAGGATGTAAGTGATGAAACCAATCGGGAACGATTACGCTCTTTTATCGAAACATTCTCGGCTCACCTTTCAAAGAGATCAGAAGATCCTAAGTTCGCCCGCCAGCTTCAACGCATCGCGAAGAAGGCTGACATGGGTACTCCTGGATTGGCTGATAAAGCCTTTTCTGATTTTCTTGACGTTAATCGGATTGCTGGTAGTGTCAATATTACTCTTGATGACAATGTCATCGGGGATGCGCGGCTTTTTATTACCGTGGCTCTTGAGCGTTACTTCCAGAATATCGGAAGTCCTCAATGTGAGTTTGACCTATCTACTATCCTGACTAACTGGCGCTTTGGTCCAGGCTCTTCGCGTCTAACACGCGCGACTCACTTTTTTGAAAAACTAAGTGAAAAGAGCGGATCGTGCTCCAAGGTAGCCACACCCTTCGCAGTTCTACTGCGTAAATTGAACCCGCATTTACGTGCCTTGGATGGCGTACGTCCTTACGAGTTCAAAGAGTGTAATGCTTCGACCATGTCTTCGGTTAGGAAGAACGAGGACACAGACCGCACGATTTGTACCGAACCCCTCTGGAATATGGCAATCCAACTAGCAGCTGGATCAGCCATTGAGGGGGCGTTACGTGCGGTGGGTCTTGATATTTCCGAGCAGCCGATTAAAAACCGGCGTCTAGCGTATAAGGGGTCTCTTGATGATTCCCTTTGTACTATAGATCTTAAAAGTGCTTCGGATCTCATTACTCCAGCTCTAATAAAGCTGCTGTGGCCGGCATCATGGTACAGCTTTTTTATGCAAATCCGTAGTTCCCACACAATAGTGGGTGGATGGCATGTGAAGTTGAACATGATGTCTACCATGGGGAACGGTTTCACGTTTCCGATGATGACCTTGACGCTTCTGGCTCTAGTCTATGCTGTATGCAGTAAAAAGCATATGCATGTTGATTATAGTCAGATTGGCGTTTTCGGGGATGACATAATATGCCCCGTTAAGGACTTCAGTCGGTTATGTAACGTTCTTCAGGATGCAGGTCTTATCG